TGCTCTTCCGATCTACTATTAGTCACCTGCAATTGCCCGCCTAGAACTCTGTTATCAAATGTCGTAAAAAATGCAGTCGCCGAAACAACACCGGGTACGGTTAAGGCGACTCGCACCAGCTCAGACCGCACATATTCCAACGGTGGGTTATGACCCAACACATTGTTAAAATAATTTATACCCTGTTTGGTATCGTAATAACATTCGCCCAAAAACACCCGGCAAGCCGTAGCCGCATCTTGCGCAAGCCGGTAAGGTTCATCGGCAACGGCAATGTTGCCAGCACTATCTGCGGCTAAATCCCATGTGTTCTGATCTAAATATAAGCTTTTCATGTCACAACTCCAGATGTGCCGCCGCCAGCTTGTACGCCGCCGTGTGTATGTGTTTCGTCAATCCGATGCCCATTGGCTGTAACAGTGCCCGTAAAGGTTGTGTTACCTGTTATGGTCAAAGTCGGCGCGTTTATTATCAAGGCAGTAGGCGACACGATCGTAACGCCATTTGCCGCAAGTTTTAAATATTGAGTCGGCGCACCATTGAGCACGCCACCAAGGTAAAGAGCATCCGCCGGACTAAATACCCGGCGACTACCGGCATTAGATGCAAGGCGTGTATTCTGCACGGCGCTTATATCGTTTTGTGCGAAAACTGCAATCCCTATGTCGTCGATTGCCGGGTCAATGATTATGGCATTAGTCCCACCTTGGATACGCATGTAGGCACAGTGATAAATGACACCCGGCTGTTGGGTTGATCCGTCGCCCAATGTACGGGCAACCAATGGGGTGATGTCCACAAAGCCAACAGGATCGGTTAATAACCCAACCTCGCTGATACCAACAACTTTAACCAGTGTAGCCGTGTTGACTTTCATCAACGCGGATTCAATGACAAAATTCAGTGCGTTAAATTCAGATGTTGTATGGCTTGGGTCGGCGTATCCTTTACTTATCGTATCGGTCATTATCGGGCCACTATGTTAGTAGGTAACACTAAATGCAAGTTGGTCAACCAATTACCACCGGGTAGCTCTTCCGACAGATCATGGGTCATGTTCAGCACCCGCCATTTGCCTTGAGCTGGTATTTGCGTTGTCTTAAGATTGACAAGTTGACCAAACCGAAACAGCGGGTTAAATTCAGCAGCGGCAAAAATTCCGGTTGCTGTGTAAGTCGGATAGCCAATCATGCCGGTAGCTGCCGACAGCTCAAACGTATCACCGCCACGGCTCCCACCTTTAGGCCATATTGCCAGCACGCCGTTATCGATAATCACATCAATGTTAGCCGCCGCAACAACTTTATAAATTTGAGTACGAATGTCGCCGTCAAAATAAGAGTTGTCCAGTATTACTGACACACCGTTATTTTCAAAGATCAGCCCGGCCTGTTTAGCCATGCCAGCCAGCATTACAGCCGCATCAGCTTTAGACTTAAAGCTTGACGGCAGAACAGGTATTACTGCAAGTTCTGCGCCAACGGCAGCATTGATAACAAAACTGGCATTGGGTGCAGCATTAAGATCAGCATACGCGGATACTATCCCACCAGAGTATATCTGCGTCCAGTCTGATGCACCGACACCGGCATGTATCACAACCGTATTTCTTGGTATCGCCATTGGCAATTTACCAATGGTGGAAAACTTAGCCATGAGGTCGTTCGTCATGCCGAAGATACGTATCTCACATGGCCCCATGCCGACACCTCCCGAAACCGTAATAACAGCGGTGGCACGGTGGGCCGTCAACTCATATGACTTGTTATCGCCAATAAGATTTAGGGTAAACTTAAGGCGGCGATTAATAAAACTCATGCGTACACCAGCACATACCTGGAGCCGATGCCTGGATACGTAGGGTCGTTTAAGCCTTGTGTGTCATAAAAATAAAGCTCCCCGGTAAACCCTAGGTAGCTGTCGCGCACGATCTTGGTTAAATTATTACATACGACGCCTGCAACGATGGTTACATGCGCTACTGAAACATCACAGTACAAAGCCGTGTCACGCATGTAGATATTCAACTGCACTTGTTGGTTGCCTACCGTAGTCGTAACTTGCTGGGTAGGCTCATCGCTTAAGGGAATAATCACGCTCATATCGGAACCGGTGTACTCAATGGGGTGGTGGCCTGCACCGTGCCAGTTTGCGCGGCGTCCTTATCGTTTGGGTCAATGGTATTTTTGAACTTAATCCCCGCTGTAACTCGTACTTCCCGAAACTTTAAATTTATGGTCAAAAGTTCTGCACCGTCCTCGCTGGTACGACTATAATCGTATGCCGTCAGATTCATGTTAAGGTAAATTGCATCCGGCGTAACTATGTCAAAGTTTACCAGACCGGCAACCATCGAGTCTATCTTTTGTAAAAACTCTGTTTTAGACGGGACACGGGTTTTAGAAAAAGAGAAGCCTGGGGTGGCCTTGGTTATCACCAAGTCAATGCCTTTTGGCACTTGTACTTTATTATAGGTGGTAAACGCACCTTGCTCTTGTGGGTAATCACTCACAGCCGTTTCGCGATAAAAACTTACCGCAACGAATGAGTCAGGCACAAGGGCATATTTTGGAATCGGGGCCAATGGTGGCGACTGTATGTTAAGTATAGCCCATTGCGGTTCTTGGAATTGAGTAGCTATTAATGCCGCGTCGGCAACCAATAAGGCTACGACATTGGCATAGTGATTTATTAGTGCTGGTACGCCGCTGCTCATTGGTGATTAGCCTGTATAACTAGGTTAGAGTTCTTTATCGCGCCGGGGAGTTCCTTCGCAATGCCTTTAGCATCAGTAGCTTGGGTCACAACGTTGATCGTGCCAATATGAGTTTCAGCATTGCTATTTGACACCCCGCCTTGCTGCTTCATATTGGCTTCGCGTTCTGCGAGCAGTGCGGCCTTTATTTCCGTAGCGCTTATGGTAGCCTTTTGGCCTTTATAGTGCCCGGCTCCTTTGGACGGGTCTTCAATGCTTGCCCATTCCTTCGACGCATCTACGGCGGCGGCTTCTATGTCGTTGCTTCGACCATGTAAATAATCATCCATCGCCTTACGCTTTTTTATCAGGTGGCCTTGGAACATTTGTTCTTGCATCAATGGGGTAAATTTCTCCTCCCCACTTAAACTCATCTTTTCCTTAGCTTCGTTGAGTGTGCCTCGTATCATCTGATATTTACCGGCTGCACCAAAACCGCCTTGTGTTGAGCCTTTTTTCTGTTGCTCAAGCACCTCGTTGATGGTCATGTTGGCAAGGTCACGTTCCGGCTTGTTATCCCTTACGCCACCAGTGTTGACCGAGCTATATCCAGCGCGTGACTCCCCACGGCTGATCAAGTCACCGAGTTTGGACACATATTGCACGGCGTCATATGCTGTTCCACCAACTGCTTTACCTATCGTTCCACCTACGGTTTTGCCTTCTTTTACGTCGTAAGCCTTTTCGCCGATCGCTTTACCTATCGTTCCACCTACGGTTTTGCCTTCTTTTACGTCGTAAGCCTTTTCGCCGATCGCTTTACCAAGATTATTTAGCCGGTCTTTTTCGTCACTAACCAGTTTGATTACTTCAAGCACAGGGGCAAGTTCATGCGCTAGTTCCCTCGCACCACCAACGCCTGCATCAAAAAATGACTTAATATCATTAGGGTCTATTTTTTGCAATAAACCTTCTATCTCATGTGTTACTCCGATTATGCTAGGAGTTAAGACGGTTAATACTTCCCGACCAACTTGACCAGCAACGTCGAGCAATTTATAAAATTCGGCATTACGCGCTTGAGCTGCTTTGGTGTCTGCATCGGTAACTTGAGATAACTTCTTCTGCTCTTCGGCTAACCTACGAACTTCGACACTGCCTTGCATCAGCACGTTGATAGTGCCCGAATCAAACCCCATGCCCTTGCCAAACTCTTGAGCCGCCGCCGCTCCTTTGGCGTCTTTGATACGTTTTAGAGCATCAGATGACTCAAGCAAAATATCGGTATAGTCACGCATCTTGCCCGTAGTATCAGTGACGGCAATACCTTGCGCCTGTAGGTATCGGAACTTGTCGTCTATCTCCCCGGTTTGATTGTAATGTTGGATGCTGGAAACGAGACCTTGGATACTGGCTTGCATACCGGCAGCAGTACCACCGGCCTTATTAGCCATTGATGACCAGACAGACAACCCTTCAACCCTGGTATCAAGATTGACAGCGAGACGACCTATCGCCGCGTCGTCCTCGGATATAGTTTTGCTAAAAGACTTTACGCTGTTGAGACTAAGCAAGGCAACCGTGACACCAAGTATCTTTTTACCCAGTTTATCCATTGAGCTTGTGGATTTATCAGAACCGTTAGCGATACCCTTATTTGCAGCACTAGCCGATTTACCCAGCTTGTCTATGTTTTTAGTAGTGTCGGTCGTCTTGGCCGAAAAATCTGAGTCATCCAAGCCGAGGGTAACAATAAGCTCATCTACAATATGTGTCATGCGTCAGCCCTTGAGTTGTAAGCATCTACGGTTAAAATTTCCATAAGATCGTATAAGTCTTCGAGTCCCAAAACCGTATCAAGCTCGGTAAATGTTGCTAACCGGCTTGATACGATAAGTCCTATTGATTCGGGTACATTGCGATATGGCTCAATGTATCGACCCGACGGCATAAAATGTAAGTCTATTGGTCGTCGGCTAAAAAAAAATCAAGGTGCAGCTTTATGATTTCCTTTCGCAACGTCAACCGGGTGGTTATATCTTCTATATCGGTTTCGATCAGCGCACGGGTGACTTGTGGTCGGTTTGGGTCAGGCGTGATTTTCACACATCCAAACATCTCATCAATCAGTGGTTCGGCGTCACACCACGGCATTTTTGCGAATCCTATGATGCCGAGTCTAGCCAGTCCAGCCATGCCTTGCTCGGGCAGGTTAGTAGGTATATCGACACCGTTGCGAATCATTGAGCTAAATGCCCGCATCGCCCACTTTTCGGCAGCGGCAGCGGCAAGTTCTTTTAGGTTAAAAACTTTTCCGTCATCGCGTCCGCCGGTAATGGTTACATCAATTGTTTTGCGAGCCATGTTAGATCGCCGCTGCTACAATGGTATTCCAGTGGATTTGAAACTTCCGAGCTTGGAATACTTTTTTAGCATCAGCCATAGGGCTGTAATTTACCAAACGACCATTGGTAAGTGTGTAGACTTTGCCAAGTGATTCAGCAGTTATAAGCCCAAATGCTTTATAGGTAGTTCTGGCTGCATCTTGCGCGGTAGCCCATGCTTCAAAAAACGTATTGCTATCACTATCGGCTTGTAAGGTTATTTCCATGATTTTTATGGATGGGGTCCAGCCCGCCGACATAGTGCCGTCTACGCCCATGACAGTTTGAGTAATATCTACGTTAGCGACACTAAATGCGTCGTCCTCAGCAAAACCGGACAATTGTTGTGGAATTGCAAATAGGCCCGCCACGCCTAACGCAAGCACAGAATTGGCGCTTGTAATATTGTTTGTACTAGACATTTTAGATTACTCCTATTTAAAAGCCTACATTTTATCACAGCGCCCAAACAATTACCTATTGACAGACTTGTTAAACTGTGCGCAAAGAAAAACCCGCCGAAGCGGGTCGTCCTGTTAAGCGGTGTTACAGCACTGCAATGCTCGGAATAATCAACTGGTTGATACTCTGAGTAGTGCGCCACCATAGTGTAATAGGTGGAGTGGTACGCGCGGCGCGGGCTTGGGACGTAGACGGTAAAATCTGTAAGTAATATCCAACAGATGCCAGCGTCTTGTCGATCTGCACACCGGCACTGTTGTTTACCTGTGCGGCTTGAGACATGCTCAATGCGTCACCCGGCCCCATCATGCCAAAGTTTAGCGCGGCAGTCAGTGGGTCGCCACATGCTGCTTTAATCAAACTTCGTCCGGTCGCATCATTAGGCAAACTTTTAAGACTGGTCAACAAGCTCATCAGGGCCAACTGTAACGCGTTGTTGAGCCAGATCGAGTTAAAGTAAATATCCATCCAAGCATCAGGGCCAGCGATTGAGCCGTTGCCGAAGAACATAAAGCCTTGGTTACGGGTTGCCACTGCACAAAAGCTGTTTACCCCGTTGGCAAGCATATTGGTATAACTTGTGTCGTCGGATACAGCCGGGGTTAAACCGGTTTGTGATCTAAAGCAAAAGTTAGTTAAACCCTTACGCTCAGCATAATTGACCGATGCGATAAAGCCGGCAATAGCAGCAGCATATACAGCATCAGGGGAATAGATGACACATGTACCGTTGCTATTTGCTTGCTTAAGGATGTAGCCGAGGCTATTTGTTGCGGCATTTGATGCCAGTACGGTAGCGTCGGTGTCCCATGCGATGTATCCAAACTGTCCACCTGTGCTATTTGTCCAGGCAGCGAACGCTTGCTTGTTGGCGTTACCGTACGCATCTGGGTTAAAATCGGTGAAGAACGATACCCAGTTTTGAGTCGTGATAATCAATGATGACATGAAGGTAGCGATGTTTGCTGATGCTGCACCTTGTGAGATAGTCGCACTGGTTGCGGCTGTTAGTTTAAGGCCAGCGCTTAGTGTGCCTGATGCGTAGCCAATTGTACCCAAGACGCCAGGTGTGCCGCCGTTGATTAAAAATGCACCTGCAACACTGTCGTAACTAACCAGCAGTTGACCGGCACTTATGATCGTTGCCGAAACTGTTTGAGCGCCGCCCGATACAATGTAAGTACCGATACCGCCAATAGGGGAGCCGGTCAATTGGCTCACAATAGTTGTACCCGCCGTGGTTGTACCACCGCTGATAACTTGCCCCGGAGCTAGATAACCACTTGTCACGCCTGCAACAGTCAACACGCCGTAAGTCTGGGTGATAGTGGTACTGGCTACGTTTTGCACAGTGTCTACCGTGTACGTGCCGATGCCGCCGGTAGTGCCGGTCAACTGGTTTAAGATCGTAGTACCGGCAGTTACCCCTGTACCTGATAACTTACCACCGACAACAAATGTGCCTGTAACCACCGCGCCAACAGTCAACACATTGCCGGTAATTGATGCGGCGGTTGAGTTACAGGCAGTGCCAGCGGCGATAGTGGATGCAGCGGTGGTGATACCATCAAAAGCATTAAAACCGGTTTGGATTAACGTAGCCGCCGCCGAGAAACTTACAGCACCACTAAGATTGATAGTCCCACTGGTAAACGTTGCGCCGTCAAGTGCCAGCGTCAAAGTGCCAGAACCAAGCGCTTGCAGTTGCGGGATAGTCAACGCCGAGACATTGCCACCTTGCAACCATGCGCCTACGCCGTATTTACCGCCTGGGATTTGGGTCATTAACAAAGCGGTTGGCTTGATTGTTGAGTTGTCGAAGCCAAGAAAATAAGTGGCGGCAAGTGTCGCGTACTCAGAGCTTGCGCCAAAAAACGCCGATACGGCGGCAGCAGTTGGGAAGCTTAAGACTTGACCGATAGGCACACGGTAGCTATCGGTGATCTCCATTGCGTTGAAATTAAGGGCAGAACCCCCGGCGCTTAATACACCGGGGATAACTTGAACGAATTG